AAGGTTGCCACTAAGTATGTTGAGGATCTGCATGGCAGTGAGCAGCCTGATGACTTGTGGCGTGATTATTGGGAGATTGAGGGGCGCATTTTGGCTCAGAAGGTGGGTAAGTGATGGCTAGGCCCAGGTTGGGTGAGAGGCGTTTGACTCAGACTTCATTTCGATTGTTGCCTTTGGAGCTTGAAGCAATAAAGGTTGCGGCTGAGCGTGATCTGAAGCCTACAAGTAGTTGGATTCGGTTAGCGGTGCAAGAAAAACTAGAAAGGGATAACAATGGTTAGCTTCAATTTGGCGGATTATGAAACTGTTGAGGAGCGTATCAAGCGCTTCTATAGTGACCATCCAGATGGCAGGATTATCACTGAGAATGAGACCCTGCCTGAGTATCGGACTGAGAAGCTTTGGGTGGTGAAGTCGCTGGTGTTTTTCTCTGGTGAGGATCTCGAACGCGGTTGCCCTAAAGCGACAGGGCTTGCGTATGAGGTGGACAGTGCTAGTGGCCCACAGAAGTCATCAGCCCTCGAAGTGTGCGAGACCAGCAGCATAGGCCGCGCCCTCGCTAATGCAGGCTACTCAGGGAACAAGCGTGCCTCGCGTGAGGAGATGGAGAAGGTGCAACGGTTCGAGAAGGCAGAGAAAGCACGCGAATGGGTTACGGAAGCTAAACTGCTGACCGATAAAGACCGGCTGCGGTTGCTGTGGGGTGAAGCCTCGAAAGCTGGGGCACCACAGGATGTGCTTGACCAGGTGAAGGCGCACGCTGAAGCGCAGGCAGGTGATAAGTAATGCTAATCGCTGAGATTGTGCAGGAGATTGCTGAGCTGACTGTGGAGAACCGCAAGGGGGTGGAGGCGCTGTTCTCTGCTGAGTCTCATTTGGCTGACTGTGAGAAGGCTTTGGATACGGCTGAGGCGAGCGCGTTTCTTGCTGGTGCTGGGTCTGTTGCTGAACGGCAGGCGCGGGCAAAGTTGGAGTGTGCTGAGATTCGGTTTGAGCGTGACCTTGCGAAGGCTCAGGTGAACAGGGTGCGCACTAAGTTGCGGGTGATTGAGTCTGCTTTGATGGCTCAGGCTACGATGTCGAAGCTGATGCAGGCTGAGATGAAACTCTAATGTTGAGGGCTTTCATGGATCACCACCGCTTGACAGGTGCCCTGATTATCTTCTTCTACATGCTCGCGCCGATGTTGGTGAGCTTGAACGGTAGTGAGGTGGTGCGGGGTTCTGGCGGCCCTGCTGGGGAGCCTGTGCCTTATGTGCAGATTGACGGGCTGGAAATTCGCGGGGTGTCTGTGTTCAGTATGGATACGGGTGAGGGGTTGGTTGTTACTAGCCGGTTCGAGCAGGCTGTTCAGCGCCCTAACTTGCTGAACTATGCGCACGCAATGTTGCCTGTCCATGACCCTGAAATCAGTAGCGATTTTGGTTGGAGGGTTCCGCCTTGTGGCGCTTGCAGTAGCGATCATCAGGGTGTGGACTTTGTGCCTGGGGAGGGTAAGCCGGTCATGGCTATCTTGAACGGTGTTGTGGCTGAGGCTGGGATCAATCAGGGTTACGGGTACTGGGTGAAAATAGAACATATTGTGCCGATAACCGAGGGTGAGGTGGAGCGTTGGGTTACTGTTTACGCTCACCTGAAGGCGGGGTCTATCCCTGATGATGTGCGTGTGGGGGCGAACGTGGCTCGCGGTCAAACCCTCGGGGCGGTAGGAAGCACAGGGGTTTCTACAGGGCCACACTTGCACTTTGAGTTGCACATTGATGGGGTTGTGGTGGATCCGCTGCCGATTATCTCGCAGAGCCAGAGTGTGCGGGGTTCTGAAGTGTCCTGGGGTTAGGGGTCATTGTGACAGTACGGCATCAAACAGATTTGTTTGCGCACAGCTTCAAACGGGGGGCGCATACTATTTGCAGGCTGTTTCCGCTTGTACGCGCCGATGCAGGGCTGCCTGGAAGTGACTTAGGTAGACTGTAAACATGGCGATCCCTAAGAAGGTTCTGAAGCAGGTGCAGGAGCGTGACCAGTATTGCTGGCATTGCGGGCGCGAGGATGACCTGGTGCCACACCACAGGATCAATCGGGGCATGGGGGGTTCAAAGCTCCTCGACATCCCTGAGAACTTGATGATGGTGTGCGGGCAGTACAACGGGGACATGGAGGGGAACGCTACTGTGGGCGGTAAGGCTCGGGGGTGGGGGCACAAACTGTCTGTGTGGGAGTCACCTGAACATCCTGTGTTTGATTGTGTGGCGTTTAGGTGGTGGGTGTTGCTGCCGAACGGGTGGAAGATAACGGTGCGGGATGGTCAGGAGTTTTGATCACGCTATCGGGTGTAGGGTGTTTGTATAACTGAAAATTGAGATGGCCCCCCGCGAGGTGGAGCAGGAGGCCATCATGAAAACCGATGATAAGAGCATCGGCTAGTCACAAGTCTAGCCGGTAGAAGGGCTAGACAATGGACACACAACCAGGCATTTACAGGCCAGAGTTCCCGATGGATGGGAACTTCACAATGGTGCCTAACTCGCTAATCCGTAATGACGAGCTGCCACCTATGGCAAAGATGTTGCTGATCTATCTGCTCAGTCACAAGATTGGGTATCAGATACTTGATGAACAAATCATGCGCGAGAGCGGGCTCGGTAGGGCCGCGTTGCGTACCGCTCGGAAGCAACTTGAGGGGCTCGGTTTCATTGACCTTGTGCGGGTTCGCCATGCCGATATGAGCTTGGGTGGCTACCGTTATGAGTTGCAGGATGCCAGAGGTTGGTTCTCCACTGTGGCTCAGTCCACTGTGGCTCAGTCCACTGTGGCAAACCCACCTGACAATAGAAAACTAATTCCTAATAAAACTAAAGTTAAGAAGAACAAGCTAGAGAACACTAGCGAGAGCCCCTTCAATCAATTTTGGGCTGTATACCCTAAGACCGCTGATAAGCCTGCGGCGGTTAGAGCTTTTGAGAAGGCTATTAGGCGTGTGAGCTTGGAGACTCTGCTGGATGGTGCAAAGAGGTATCGGGATGATCCAAATAGGGATGACGGGTATACCAAGAATCCTGCGACTTGGTTGAATGCTGATGCTTGGGATAACCCTCCTGAGCCTGTGCGGGGTCGTAAGCTCACTAACGCTGAGAACGCTGCCCTACTTGCTCAGAGATATCGGGGCCAGGATGAGGTGAAAGCTATTGAGTCTCCTGATGTGGACTTTGGTGGCATGTTGAAGGGGGTGCGGTGATGGATCGTGGTGAGGTTGCGACTTTGTTGGCAATGGTTTCTTCGCTTGATCGTCAGCCTGTGGATGAGGGGATGGTGGAGATGTGGTTGCGGGTTCTGGGGGAGTTTTCTTTTGAGCAGTGTGAGGCCGCATTGATTCCTGCTTATAAGGAGTCGAGGGCTGGCTTTGTGACTGCTAAGGCTGTGTGGGAGGTTGTGCGGCGTGATGGTGTTGCGGTGATGCCTCGGGCGTGGGTGGAGGAGTTGCATGGGATGGGTGAGCATTGGGAGTGCCGGCCTGGGGAGTTTGGTTGCAGGTAGTTGCAAATTCTGTGTATATGGTATACAGTATGAGTATCAGCCAAACGAAAGGGAAACCAATGAACACCACACAGGAAATCAGCAACCTGGCACAGGTCAGCATTGACCAAGCAACAGAAATCCACGATGTCCTTCTCAGCGAAGCACTCCTCGACTTCTCGCAAGCCACCACACGCGAGTTCAAGAACGCAATCAAGCTCGCCACCTTGTTCATCAATAACGGTAGAAGCTGGGAATGAAAATCGGTTCACTGTTCTCTGGCTATGGCGGTCTTGATATCGCTGTGGCTAAACAGTTCGATGCTGAGGTTGTCTGGCATTGTGAGTGGGAGGATGCGCCTTCTAAGATCCTTGAGGCGAACTTCCCTGGGGTGCCTAACTATCGTGACGTGAGCAAGGTGGATTGGGCTTCTGTGGAGCCGGTGGATATTCTCACGGGCGGGTTCCCTTGCCAGGATGTGTCCCAGGCGGGGCGTAGGGCTGGGCTTGCCTCGGGTACACGATCAGGTTTATGGAGTGAGTTCGCTAAAGCGATTGATGTGCTGCAACCTAAATGGGTTGTGATTGAGAATGTGAGGGGATTACTAAATGCTAAAGCTAATAGCGATGTGGAACACTGTCCGTGGTGTATGGGAGAAACCGGAAACGGACAACCTCATATGCGGGCACTTGGAGCTGTTCTCGGGGACTTGGATGACCTCGGGTACGATGCGGAATGGCGTGGTGTTCGAGCTTCCGAAGCAGGGGCACCCCACCAGCGTTTCAGGGTTTTCATCCTCGCCTGGAGGGGGGGGAGTGAGCGTGCCAACGCCTACAGCAAGTGATTCAATGTTTGAGGGTTTGCAGCGGGCTTGCACTACGGAGTCACCTAATCGTGGCGTGAGTTTGCCTTTGTGGGCTAATCGCATTGAGTTGTTGCGTACTCCTAAAGCTAGTGATGGTCAGGGTGGAGCTTTGGGTGAGGCTGAGGCGTTGAAGCGGGGAAACTCGGTTGGGATTAGGGATCAGGTGATGGATTTGGTTGCCGGTCAGGGCCATAAAGTAAGTCGTGCAGACTCGCCTTCACCAGCAACTAAGGATTCTGTCACGGGTTCTTCGGAGTGGGGAAGGTTTGGGCCTGCTGTGAAACATTGGGAGGAAGTGACGGGGATGGAAGCCCCTGCACCTACTAAGCCTGATGGTAAGGATGGGGCGCACAGGTTGTCTAGCAAGTTCACTGAGTGGATGATGGGGTTGCCTGAGGGTTGGGTTACTGACCTGGGGTTGTCGCGTAAGGATGAGCTGAAGGCTTGCGGCAATGGTGTCGTTCCTCAGCAGGCTGAGTTAGCGTTACGGTTACTAATGGAGGGGAAGAAGTGATGGAGCCGGTTGTTGTTGTGGGTGGGGCGCGTGTGTTTTTGGGTGACTGTAGGGATGTGCTGAAAACCTTGCCTGATAACAGTGTGGATAGTGTTGTGACGGATCCGCCTTATGAGTTGGGGTTCATGGGGAAGTCGTGGGATTCTTCGGGGATTGCTTATGATGTGACGGTGTGGGCGGAGTGTTTGCGGGTGTTGAAGCCTGGGGGTCATGTGTTGGCGTTTGGTGGGTCGCGTACTTGGCATCGTTTGGCGGTGGCTGTGGAGGATGCTGGGTTTGAAATCCGTGACAACATTGCGCGATTCTATGGTGACCCTCACTATTGCGGGTGCGAGTTCCCTGAGCCTCAGATGGTAAACTGGTCTTATGGAACAGGTGAACCGCAGGCCGAACACGGAGTGCGATCTGTGCGCGACACCGATATATCGCCGACCCTCGACGTTGAAACTGAACGCGGGAAAGTATTGCAGCCGGTCGTGTCGGAACAAGGTTTATCCAGCACCAAGCGGGCCGAATCCTCGCAAGGGTATGAAAATGGAAAAGAATCCAGCCTGGAAGGGCGGGGTGACGTACAAGCGACCGAAGGGGAACTATACGGGGGTCAAGTACGTTCGAGCGCCGGAATGGGCGAAACCGATGGCGCGGAAGGACGGCTACATCATGGAGCATCGTTTGGTGATGGCTCAGATGTGCGGGTTTCTTTTGACTCGGACGGAGGTGGTGAATCACAAGGATCACAATCCGGCGAACAATCACCCGTCGAATCTGGAGTTGTATCCGACGAACGGGGATCACAAGCGGGGAGAAGTTGGCCGATTTGTGCCAGGTGTGGCAAACCGGTTCAGCCGACGAGCAGCGCCAACCTTGCCTGGGTGATGGGCAGCGGTTTCCCTAAGTCGTTGGATGTGTCAAAAGCGATAGATAAGGGACAGGGTGTGAATCGTGACCGTCAGTTGCAGTTCACGGCATGGATGCGCTCGACGGGAATCACAGCGGAGCAAATAAACGAAGCAACGGGGACGGCAATGGCTTCGCACTATCTGACCGAAAAGAGCCAGCCTGCAATTGCCACGGCTGACCTATTCGATAAATTGCGACCCTACTTGCCTGAAGTGCCTGAAGCGATTGAACGCCTTGTGGCGGAGCGTACTGGGATTGAATGGACTGCGTATAAGCAGCGTGAAGTGCTTGATTCTAAATGGAGAACTCCAAGCAATAAACCAGAGTTCGCAACCCAATGGGGTTTCGGCGCTAAGTCTGATGGAAACTACGACATCACAGCACCTTCAACCCTTGAAGCTAAAGCGTGGCAGGGGTGGGGTACTGCGTTGAAGCCTGCGTTTGAGCCTGTTGTGGTGGGGCGGAAACCGTTTGGTAAAGGTGTGACGGTTGCGGAGAATGTGCTTGCTTGGGGTGTGGGTGGGTTGAACATTGACGGCAGCAGAATCGGCACGAGCAAAAGAGTCCCATCCTCTCCAGCTAAAGCGAATGACAGCATTGGCACTTTCAAGATGAAGGATAGGCATGATCAAAGTAGCGGCTTCGATCCCAACACGGGTCGTTGGCCTGCGAATGTGATTCTTGATGAGGTGTCGGCTGGGTTGCTGGATGAACAATCAGGGGTCAGCACAAGCGGCAGTAGTGGCGTTGTTAGAAAAGCTACAAGCTACAATGCAAACACTTACGGTAAGGGCATTGGGAAAGTTTCTGGTCAGATTCGAGGTGATTTTGGTGATTCTGGTGGGGCTTCACGGTTTTTTTATGTGGCTAAGGCTTCTAAGCGTGACCGCAATGAGGGGTTAGAGGAGCTGGAAACAATAGAGCGAAAGCGCACAATGTCAGGCGGCGAGGACACAAGAGGAAGGCCCGTTCCCGTAAACAACAATTTCCACCCCACGGTCAAACCCACCGCGCTAATGCGTTACCTCATCAAGCTTGTAACACCACCTGGGGGAACAGTGCTTGACCCGTTTACGGGTTCAGGGTCTACTGGTAAAGCGGCATTACTTGACGGGTACGACTTTGTGGGTGCAGAATTGACTGAGGAATACTTGCCGATTATTGAGGGCAGGTTGCGTTGGGCTATGGAGCAGGAGGGGGAAACTGATGAGCGCTTATTCTGAGAACTTTTGGGCTGAGGAAATGGCTATCAATTTAGAGGAGCTGGAAACGGAAAGGCCAACACACCCTTATCAGGTGAAACTGAGGCGCAAGCAGAACAGGAAGGCTGATAAGTATTGGGCTAACCATAGGTTCCTTGCACAGTATGAGGTGCCTCGCTCGATGATTCCGCCAGTGAAGCAACCGGAACACGTTGAGGTGAAACGCGAACCAGAGATTCAGCAGGCTCCTGTCAAATCGCGTAAAGTTAGGGGCTATGAGTTCACTGATCGGCAACTCGAAATCGCTGCGGGTGTTTTAGATGCCCAGGATTCAGTGCGAGCGTTGCGGGTTTGAATGGGATCTAAACAGCACGCGACAGAAAACGGTTTTGTGTGTTTCTTGTAGGGCACGAAAGGTGCAGACGGTTCACACGAAGAAGGGCAAGTGTTTGCCCTGGCATGGTGGGTTCGCTAAGGATGATGTGACACCGCTGGATGATGATGGGCGGCTGGTGTTGCCTGGTGTCAGAGGTTGTGGGCATAATGATTGCGTGAACCCGTCACACATTATCAAATGGGAAGGGAATGAGAATGGTTAAGAATGAGGCTTTGATTGAGGTCACTGGGTGGCTGAATGATGTGAAGCAGTTTGATTGGGGTGTCGCGTTGAAGGTGGGCGTGGATGTTCGCAAGAAGAATCACCAGGATGAGTGGGAGACGGTGGATAAGACTATTTATGATGTGACTACTGATGAGGTGCCTGATGTGGAGGGCGCTAAGCAGGTCACTGTGACGGGCCGGATCACGGGCACTAATACTTTCACTAAGCGTGATGGGTCTATTGGTGCAGCGGTGAAGGTGCGTGCTACGAGGATTGTTTCGGTGGGTGACAAGGTGCAGGAGGCGGCGATCATGGAGCAGTGGCCTACGGCGAAGATTGGTCAGGGTAAGCCTGTGGATGAGAACACCCCGTTCTAATGTTTGGGTTTCTGATTCTGGGCGGTATGGCTACTCTTTACTTTCTGCTTGCTCGGGAGGCTGAGGGGTTGCTTGCCGGTTTCGGGTTTGTGGTGTCTGCGGTGTTGTATTTGTTGGCGTTTCTGAATGTTGTGAGGCCTAAAAAATAGTTTGAGAAAGTTTGTGTTTTGGCCTGCATACTTAGTGCGTAGGGTATACACTCATCACATGAACAAAGAAAGGGAAGTCAAAATGACTATCACAGAAATCCAGCACAAAGACATCACCCGCACCTACAACATCACGGGGGTCAAGCGGGAAACCGTTGAGAGCTTCTGGCAATACCTGGTGGATCACAAGGTCATCAAGTCGTTTCAGATTGCCTAGCCTCTAGAGCAGTCAAGGCAGACCCCCTCAGCCGAGGGGGTTTTCCTTTGCCCAATACTAATGAGAACCGTTATCATTTTGATAGCATAGAGATGTGACCAGTTCCCTGCACATCAGCGTGCTAGGTAGACCCTCCCCACAGGGAAGCAAACGGCATGTGGGTGGTGGGCGCATGGTCGAGGCTTCCAAGTACCTCCCAGCGTGGAGGAAAGCAGTCTGTGTGGCAGCGCTCCAAGCTGTTCAGGATGAGGTGTGGGAGAAACCCGCAGGCCCGATGGAACTTGCTGTGACCTTCTACCTGGAACGCCCCTCAAGTATCAAGCAGGCGAAACGACCCATGCCGATCAAACCGCCAGACCTGGACAAGCTAGTGCGTGGGATCTGCGATGCACTTTCCGATGCAGGGGTTTGGGAGGATGATGCACAGGTGGTGAAGCTGACCGCGTTCAAAGAGTATGCAGACACGCGGGCACCAGGTTGCGCTATACAAGTCACCCTAATGTGAGCGGTTAGGGCTAGGCTTTGACTATCACTCAATGAAAGGTGGATGGTTGAGATGTTAGAAGGCTTGGAACCTCCCGCGAAAAGTTATTTCTGCAAGGTGGGCACTCTCCTGGTGAGCTTGGATGAGGCAGATGCACAGATCCTGTCAAACGCGCTCGCTGATGAAAGCACTTGGCCTGCTTGGACTCTTTCACAGGCGTTGAAGGCTAAGGGTGCGCCGCTAGGTGATGGCCCGATTAGGAACCATCGGCGTGGCTCCTGCCGCTGTAAGGCTGCTAATGCTTGACGATCTGCAACCAGCTAAGAAGGTTGAGGCACCTAAAGACTTCAGGGCGGGCCTGGACTTTGACGGAAATGAGGGAACCGCTACGACTGAGGGGCTTGCTGAGCCACCTAACTTTGATGAGTTCCTTGAGGATCGCGGATATTCCGCTGATGAGTATGAGATTATTGGCACCCCTCGAACGTCACAGTGGCAACGCTGGGATGGGTTGTGGCTGACCGCGTACCGTTTCCACTTCCGCAAGAAGCTCACAGAGTTTCACCTGCCTACGCTTTACGCTGAGGCTAAGCGCAGCAAACCTAAGACACCTAAGCCGGTGAAATCCGGCAAGACTTTCGTGATATGTCCCGCTGACTTCCAGATTGGCAAGGGCGGTAGCAGGGGAGGGCATGAGGAGTCCATCCAACGCATACACGCCTCCTATGACCGCATTGAGCAGAAACTCAAAGCAGGCAACTATGAGCACATTGTCATCCTTGACATGGGGGATGTGATCGAGGGTGTGAGCAATAAGGCTGACATGGAGCAACTTCAGTCCAACACGCTCAGCCCGATGCAACAGGTAGACCTTGCAAGTGCGCTGCTGTGGGATCTGATGAAACTCGCATCAAAATATGCACCGATAACTTACGGCTCAGTAGCCTCCAACCATTGCCAGTTCAGGGTGAACAAAGCACAGGTGGGCAAACCAGGCCAGGATGATTGGGGTGTCGTAATCCTGCAACAGCTCCGCCGCCTCGCCACAGAGGTAGGGTTGCCCGTCACACGCTGGTTAGTCCCACAACCGCACGATGAGGGTTTCGCTTTCGATGTTTTCGATAACGGTGAACACATCCTCGGTGCGATACATGGGCACCAGGTTGCACGACCTGATGCTTTCGCAGGGTTCTGGGCTAAGGCAGTGTTCAACTCCTCCTACCTTGCAGCAGTGACCACGATGGTTAGCGGTCACTTCCACCATCACAGGTGCGAACAAATCTCTGGCACTGAGAACCGCGAACGGTGGTGGGTGCAAGCCTCCACCTCAGATAGTGGCTCAGACTGGTACACACGCAGGCAGGGCGCAGGCGGGGACTCCACCACAGCGATCACCTGCTTTGAACTCGAGAAGGGCAAACCGTTCAGGGGTACAGTAGAACTGCTATGACAAATGATCCTGATGACTTCATGGAGTTCGCGTTCGATGAACTGCTGAAGGATTACCCACTCGGAGACCTCCCGCCAGTCGAGGTGAAAACAGACAAGTTCAGGGGTGTAGCAACCAACTTCTTTGCCATGCCGATTCAGTTGCTCATGGACTTGAAGGCAGCCCAGCTAGACGATGACGGCAGCGACATCCTCATCCTCTTTGATGCTTGCGAGTTAGCCTTCAGCGAGGAGGACTTTGAAAGGCTCTCAGACCTAAACATCAGGGACTTCGTGCGGGTAGTTCACGCATGGGTTAGCTGGAATCAAAAGCCCAATGGTGTTCAATAAACCCTGCCTCAGATGTGGGGTGCTATCCAAAGACTCTATGTGCCGGAACTGTCATCGAGGGCAGGAACGCATCAGGGATAGGAAACGCGATGCTGACCCTGCACGCAAACTCAAGAAGGCCACCCTATATGGTGCGACTTATCGCAAAGAACGGGAGCTTCTAAAAACCAGGGGGGGGATCTGCTACCTGTGTGGGGAGGTAGTACCACCAGGCACAGGGCAAGCCGATCACCTTCTTCCATCAGATCCGCAATCACCTCTCGCCATCACACATTCGTTCTGCAATCAATCCAGGGGGAACAAAACTTTAGGGGGGTAGGGGAGAGGGGGTAGGGGGGGCAGGGCAGCCCACACACGAACACCCACAAACCACACACCCCGCCACCATCACCAGCACCAACAAAACATTCATCGAACACTTGTTCGTATCACATCCCAGCAAACACGCTACCTCCCCTGGCATCTAATAGGGGCGGGGTAAAACATCAATACTGATAGAGCCAGCACCCCGTAGCCCACCACTTTGCACAGAGGCACGCTTTGGAGGTTTTCAGGGTGCCAGCCCGTTTTGACAGAGTAGACTTGAGGAATGATGTGTTGCGGTTGCGGGGACTTGTGGAAGGATCTCTGCATCGCTGATGACTTGGGTGAATATTGCAGCGCGGATTGTCAGGCTTTGCGCGCTAAGCGTTCTGGAACTAATGTGCCTAAATCAATCCGGTGCGGTTTCTGTGGTGATGGCTTTGTTACGAGGAAATGGAAATCGGTAAAGTATTGTTCCCCTGATTGCAAGGTGGGTGCTAACAGGGTTGCTTCTCGGGAGCGCGCTCGGGCTAAGCGGGAGGCGGCTGGGCCTACAAAGATTTGGCAGTGCGGTTTCTGTGGTGGCGATATGGTGTTCCCAATTTCTTACACGGGTTTCAATAAATACCATGACGATTGCAAAGTGAAGGCTAGGAGGGCGCGCAACAGGATCAAGACTGTTCGCAGGCAGGGCGCTAAAACCTCTGAGCTAATCACCCATGAGGAAATTGCTAAGCGCGATCACTCTATTTGTCATATTTGCGCTGAGCCTGTAGATATGTCACTGCCTCGCACTTCACGCTTTGGGGCTACCCTTGACCATGTGGTGCCTATTGCTAAGGGTGGCGCAGATACTTTAAATAACTTGAAGCTGGCCCATTGGATTTGCAATGTTCGGAAGTCTGACAAATTGGAGATGATTGATGCCTAATCCTGGCAAGTCTGAGGCTTCTAAACAGTTGGTGGGTTCTCGCCACGCTGGGAAGAACAGTGTTTTGGATGTAATTGAGATTGCTCGCGTTCCTGAGCCTTTGCGGAGGCTTGAGAATGATGGCCTTGATTTGTGGCAGCGTACTTGGTCTACGGGCCAGACTTGGATTTCCCAGGAAACCGATATTGAGCTTTTGCAAATGACTTGTGAAATGACTGATGAGCGGGAAGCTTTGCGCGATTATGTTTTGACTAACATGGATGCTTGGCACGAGCGGAAGGCGTTGAGGGAGTTGGATAAGGCGATTGTGTCTAACCTTTCGCTTTTGGGCTTCACCCCTACAGATCGTATGCGCCTCGGCGTTACTCAGGTGAAGGCGAAATCGAAACTTGAGGAGCTGATGGATCGCAGGGCGAGCAGGTTTGAGGATGGAGCAGAGTAGCTGGCCTCCTCGGTGGCTGACCCCTGTTCCTGCTGAGGCGATTAGGCGCGGTAGGCACTTTGAACCTGTTTCGTTATTCGCTGAGGCGTTTGGGATTATCACTAAGGATTCTGTGGCGGGTAAGACTGGCGCGGCTTTGGAGTTGCGACCCTGGCAGGTGAACTTACTCGAACACTTGTTCGCTGTTGAGGGTGGCGGGTATCGTCACCAGTCGCAGCTTGTGGGGATGCCTCGGAAGAATGGGAAGTCAGCACTGGGGTCTGTCATTGCGCTTTATGGTTTGATTCTTGGGCCTAAAGGAGGGGAGTGTTACAGCGTAGCCGCCGAGAAAGAACAGGCTCGCATCGTCTTTCAAGATGCTAAGCGGATGATCGAGGCGAGCGAGGAACTGTCTGCAATCACGAAGCTTTATCGGGATGCGATTGAGTTGCCCAGGTTGGGTTCTGTTTATCGCGTGGTGTCTGCTGAGGCGTATAGCAAAGAAGGTCTGTCACCAACTATGACGGTGATGGATGAGGTTCACGCTCAGAAGAACCGCGATCTGTACGACACATTTTCTTTGGCTATGGGTGCGCGTGGGAAGCTCGCCACACTTATCGGCATCACAACTGCTGGGGTGAAGGCTGATAGCACAGGGCGCGACTCAATTGCCTATTCGTTGTATCAGTATGGGCAGAAGGTTGCGCGTGGTGAGGTGGATGACCCTAGTTTTTTCATGGCGTGGTGGGAGTCAGCGGAAGAAGCCGATCATAAGAACCCTGAGACTTGGATGGAGGCGAACCCTGGGTTTGGGGATTTGAACGCGGTGAGCGACTTTGAGAGTGCTGTGAGGCGCACCCCTGAGGCTGAGTTTAGAACCAAGCGATGCAATCAGTGGGTGAGTTCGCAAATGTCGTGGCTGCCAACCGGATCCTGGGAGGCGTGCGAGGGTGAGTTTGTGGTGTCACCTGATGATGAGATTGTGTTGGGATTTGACGGCTCGTTCAGTGGGGATGCCTCGGTCATTGTGGGTGCTGTTGTGCCTAAGGATGATGAGCCGGTCAAAGTGTTTCTGGTGAAGTCGTGGGAGAAAGACTTGAACATCCATGATGATGATTGGCGTGTGGACATTGCCGAGGTCGAGCAGACTGTGCTGGATTTCTGTCAGGCTCACCCTAAGGTGCGCGAGGTCGCGTGTGACCCTTTCCGCTGGCAACGTTCGATGCAGGTTTTGGAGGAGAAGGGTGTGCCCATTGTGGAATGGCCTAGCACCTCAGCCCGCAGAATGGTGCCTGCCTGTAGCAAGGTTTTCGATGCTGTGATGGAGTCAAGGCTGATTCATGACGGTAACCCGATACTTGCCAGACACCTCAGCAACGCGGTCACAAAGATTGACAACATGGGGCCACGCATTGTGAAAGACTCTCGAAACAGCCCGCGCAAGATTGATGCTGCTGTTGCGATGGTGCTTGCAGTAGATAGGGCACTCACAGGCGCTAAACTAGAACCAGTGCCTGAATTCTTTGGATAGGTGTGATGGTCAGTTCAACTTTGCAAATAGTAGGCGCAGCGACAGTCGTTGCAGGCGTGATGCTCATTTCTGTCCCTGTGGGGCTTGTGGTGGGTGGCGCTGTTCTAGTTTTACTCGGATTAGCTTTGGGGCGATAAGTGGTATTCAATAAACTGTGGGAAGATCGGGCAATTAGTTTCCAGTCAATTTGGGAGACTGGTGATGACGTTGCTTTGGGCAATCAGTCAGGCACCCACATTGATGAGGCGAACGCGCTCACCATTGCGGCGGTTCACTCTGCTGTTTCTCTAATCGCTGACACCGTTAGCACTTTGCCGGTGGATTGTTTCTTCCGTTCTGATGGCAACCGCAGACCTTTCCGGCCTAAGCCTTCATGGGTGGGCCAGCCTGATGTGAACTTCAACGGGCACGCTGTTTTCTATAACAGTCTCCTGGTGTCGCTCCTCATTGATGGCAACGCTTTTGTGCGGGTGTTCAGTAACCGCGCTGGCGAGGTTGTGAACCTGGTTGTGTTGAACCCAAACACTGTGGAGATTACCCGCAACCCTAAGGGCTTGCTGGTGTTCACTGTGCAGGGCGAGGATAGGCCACTAACCTCGGAGCAGATTCTTTACATTCCTGACTTGTTGCGCCCTGGTACGGTGCGCGGCGTGTCGCGGGTTCACGCTTTGAAAGAGAACCTGGGGTTGTCTAAGGCGTTGGAACTTTACGCGGCTACCTTCTTTGGGCAGGGCACAACTTTGCAGGGTGTCATTGAGTACCCTGGGGCGCTGACTTTGGAGCAGGCTGATTCTTTGCGCGGTTCATTCGATAACGCTCACAAGGGGTGGCGTAAGAGTGGGCGCACAGGGATTCTAAGCGGTGGTGCGAGCTTCAAAGCGACACAGGCAGACCCAGAGAAGTCGCAAGCATTAGAGGCCCGCAGGATGGCTGTGGAGGATATTGCGCGGATCTGGCGGATACCGTCACACATGCTGAACCTGCCTGGCACAAACACTTATTCGAGCGTTGAACAGAACATGCTCGGTTTTGTGACTCACACGTTGCGCCCTTATGTGACAAAGATTGAGGATGCGATGAGTTCTCTTATGTCGCGTTACCCTGGCGGCGCTGAGAGTTTCATCAAGTTCAACATGAACGGTTTGCTGCGGGCTGACATCCAGAGCCGGTTCAGCGCGTATAGCACTGGGTTGCAGTCTGGGTTCCTGGCAATCAATGACGTGCGCCGCCTCGAGGACTTATCACCACAGGAGGGCGATGCTGCAAGCGCGGTGCGGGTTCCTTTGGCTAACGTAAACCTGTCTGAGTCTGGCGTGAAGGCGCAACGCGAGAAGATTCAAATGGTGCGCGATTTGGTGTTTGCTGGGTTCGACCCCGCTGAGGCTATGGAGATGATTGGGTTGCCTGCTGTGGCTCACACTGGTTTGGCTTCAGTGCAGTTGCAGGGCGTGGCACAGGTAGACCCTGAGGATCCTGATTCGGTGTATAAGGATGAGGTGACTTGATGGCGCTGACCAACGCGCAATATACAGTCGCTGAGGGCACCCGCGTGAGGATTGCATCAGCTGACAACATGCCACAAGATGTGATTGTCCATGAGGGTGATCACGCTTCAAGCACTACCTCTTTTCTTGGGGATAGCGCGGTCACTGCGACAACTGGCTTGCACATTCATAATGGCGAAACTCTTTCTATGACTTTGCGCCCTGGTGATGAGCTTTATGCGTTTTCTTCACAAGGCGATCCCGTGATGCACGTTATACAGATTCAGAAGAATGACTGATGACAGAAGCTAGAGAACTACCGGACAACTACCGGCCCGCCACTAGCGAGGATGTGCCTGAGGGTCGCGCTTGCGGTAACTGCATTTTCTTCAATGAGGAGAAGCTGGATGATGAGGGCCGCGCATTTTGTGAGCGCTGGGATGACTATGTTGCCGGTGGACAGTATTGCAACGCTTGGCAGGGGCGCGATGAGGCGCGGGCTGAACCCGATGGGCTTTCTGTAAATGATTTTGTTGAGTGGGATAGTTCTGGGGGGATGGCTCGCGGGCAGATCACCAGCATTGAGCGTGACGGTTCTATCAATGTTCCTGACAGTGATTTCAGTATCAATGGCACTGAGGATGACCCCGCTGCGCTGATTCGTGTGTGGCGTGAGTCTGAGAACGATGATGGGGAGATGGTGTGGAACGCCTCGGATGTTTTGGTGGGTCACAAGTTTTCCACACTGACTCTGATTGATTCTTTGTCTGAGCGTTCTGAGCGGCGCGATGTGGATTTGACACCACCGGCTTACATGCGTGCGGGTGCCCGTAGAGGGCTTGTGTGGCACGCTGAGGGACTTTCTGGCGATGGTCTACTGGATAGGACTGTGCGAGAAGCTAGGGCGTTAGCGGGCGGTTCAGTAACAGCGGATAAATGGGTTAGGTTGCGTGCTTTTCTTGCACGTCACATGGTGGACTTTGATGCACCCGCAGCTTCACCCGATCATGAGCGCTTCCCCTCGCCTGGTGTTGTGGCAATCGCTTTGTGGGGTGGTGGCACTTCCCGCCGATCAGCGCAACGCGCTATGGACTACGCCGAGGGTGTCATTGCTAGAATAGAAGAAGAAAATGAAGGCCGAGCTAAGGGGCAAGCATTGAGTAAGATGGAAACCCGCGTTACCGTTACCGATTTTGAGGTGCGCGAAGAAGCTGACGGGATGCACCTGACTGGGTATGCGGCCCGTTTCAATGAGGCTTCGGAGCCTCTCCCGTTCAGGGAATACATTGCGCCTGGTGCTTTCAAGGCTTCTCTGCAAACCCGTAACGATGTGAAACTTTTATGGAACCACGACAGCTCCACTGTGTTGGGATCTACTCGCGCTGGAACTTTGAGGCTGAGCGAGGATGCAAAGGGTTTGCAAGTGTCTGCCACGTTGCCTGACACTCAGGCAGGGCGCGATGCAAAGGTGCTCATCAATCGTGGCGATGTGACCGGCTTCAGCTTTGGTTTCACTGTGCCCTCGGGTGGTGACTCCTGGAATGAGGATGGCAGTGAGCGCACGTTGAACGCTGTTCGCCTGATGGAGGTTTCCACTGGTGTCGCGTTCCCCGCATATCCCACAACGAACGGCACCGCTTTGGTGCGCGGCTGGGATAAGATTGCAGAACGGGCCAATGTGGATGCTGATGCTTTGGCTGATGCGCTGTTGAAGATTGAGAGTGGCGAGGACATCAGCAGTGATGACCGGCAACTCATTACGACTGTGCTGGATAAGCTGTCACCTGTGGAGCAGGTTGAGGAGTCTAAGGGCGATCTGGACATGCTTGCTTTGAAGAAGAAGAAGCTCGAACTTTTGATGGGAATGTGATGGCTACTAGGGGTGACATCAAGAAGGCTATTTTGCGGGTTGCTGGCGATCCGGTTTCTGGGGCGATTGCTGCGCTTGCTGATGAGATGGCTGATGCTGTGGTTGCGTTGGATGATTCTTCTGCTGAGACACCGAAGAAGGTGAAGCCCGCTAGGGGCACTGTTCAGCAGGCTGAGAAAGAAACTCGCATCATGGAGGCTGTCGAACAGCGTTAGCGAGTTCCCCCCTGTCGGCTTTCCCTTTCTTTCACCGGCAGGGGGTTTTCTCATTCCTGGGGCAAGTTTGCGTTTGGAGTTGCGCTCATAGTGTGTAGGCTATACACTAGAGACATCACAACGAAAGGGAAGAAAATGTTCAACACGGTCACCAAAACAGCATGGGGAACCATCCACTTGAACGAAGCCGGTCAGCTCGCTATTGTACGCGATCAGGGTCAGAAAATGGATAAGGAAGAAGTTATTAGCATCCTCGCCAAGATTGACCGCCGCATTGAGGGAGCCGGATGGAACCCTGGCATTCCGAACATGAAGTGCAGAATGTATAAGACCACATCAATTTGATTCCCTGCAAGAAGCCCCCTCTGCGGAGGGGGTTTTTCTTTTGCTACCCTTGTGGTGGGGCTGGATGGTTTCGACAGCAGGTTAGATCCGCACGCGGTGACTTGGTGGACTGGGGTTCGATTCCCCACAGCTCCACAGTAAAGGCACGCCTACCTTATACAATGGGATTACCGGATTTGTGCGTCATCGCTGCTGGTAGTAGTTGAGTGTCATCACCGCTGCGAAACAAACTAATCAAACTATTGAAAGGGCATACTATGTCTGAGTTCATCAAGACTCAGGAAGAAGCCCGCGCAAACCTGACAATGCAGATCCGTGAAGTTATTGACGGTGCAGAAGCAGACTCGCGTGGACTTGATTCCGCTGAGTTGCAAAAAATTGACCGTATCGAAAGCGACATCCGCAAAGCTGATGAGGCTCTTGAGGTTGCACGCCGTTCCGCTGACCGTCTCGCACAGGCTTCTGAAGCTTCGCGTGGCCTTGAGGTTGTCGAGGAAGCACGCGGCGCAGCCGATGTGTTCCGTTCGATGGCTCGCGGTGAAATCCGTGGACATGACTTCACGATGGAAAAGCGTGCCACGCTTGTTCCTTCTGCGAACACTGTTCCTGTGGACTTCCTTGACCGCGTTTACGCGCTCGCTAAATTGGTTGGCCCTTACTTGGAGACCTCTGAGGTTTTCAACCGCGACTCGGGTTCTGACCTTCGCGTTCCAGTAATGACCGCTTACAGCACCGCAACGGAAACTGCTGCTGGCGCTGCTATGGATGAGTCCGAGAACACTTATGGTTCTCTCCTCCTTCAGCCTGCCAAGCAGGGCTTCATCGTGAAGCTTGCTAACGAGCTGATCAGCGATGCTGGATTCGACATCGAAAGCTCTATCGCCGAGAACGCTGGTGTTGCTATCGGTACCCGCGTGAACACCATCGTGAACGCAGCTGTTGAGGCTGTTGCTGGCGCTGGCGTAACCGCTGCTTCCGCAACGGCTATCACCGCTGATGAGCTGATTGAGCTTGCCTTCTCGACTGATGGCATGGTTCGACTTTTGCCAGGCACCGGATTTATGGTCGCGCCAAGCACTATGGCTCTGATCCGTAAGCTGAAGGACTCGGATGGTCGCTACATTCTCGACCCAATCGTTTCCTCTGTGACTGGCAACGCAAGCGCAACTCTGCTTGGGTTCCCCGTTTACGAAAACCCTGCTGTGGATGCAGCTACCACTGGAAACCAGGCCGCGTTCTTCGGTCACTGGCCTTCGGTGAAGATCGCAACCACCGGACTCGCAACAAGCGTTTCCACCGATGCGTACTTCGCAAATGACATCACCGGCTATAGGTTCACATACCGCGTAGCCGCCGGTGTCGCTAACGGTAGCTCGCACATTTCCAAGCTGACAATGGCCTAAGCCTTATCGGTTCAAGGAACCCCTCACTGCCTGTCATGGGTGGTGGGGGGTTTCTTATTGGGCGAACCAGGCACACTGCCCGCGATAGAATAGAACCTGGAGGATTACATGGCTATTGAAAACGGCTACGCGCCCCTTGCTGACGTGAAGGCCGCTTTGCGTATCACAGACACAGTGGATGACGGCCTGCTTGAGATAAGCATTGAGGCTGCATCGCGTGAGATTGATGGGTTCTGCGAGCGCTTCTTCTACTCGACAAGCGCCACAAGGGTTTACCTGCCCACCGATTCGCTGACAACTCACACTGATGACATCCAAACGGTGACAACTTTGAAGGTGGACACTGCCGGTGATGGCACGTTCGATCAGACTTGGACAACCTCAGACTTTCAACTTTCCCCCCTGAATGGGATAGCGGGCGGTATTGAGACACCGTTCAACACTGTGAGCGCTGTGGGTGACTACTTGTTCCCTATCTATCAGCCTCGCAACGTGGAGGCTCAGCAGGCTTCTGTGCAGATCGTGGGCGTGTTCGGTTTCGCTTCTATCCCTACAGCGGTGAAGCAGGCGTGCATCATTCTTTCCATGCGACAGTTCAAACGGTACGACTCTCCAACAGGTGTGATGGGTTTTGGGGATTTGGGTGTTATGCGTGTGGGTCGCGTAGATCCTGATGTCGAGAAACTTTTGATGCCCTTCAGGAGAATGAGAACCGCGTGAGCATCAGCACAATCCGAGACGGCTTAGCAACTAACCTCGCAACGATTTCGGGGCTGAGAACTAAGGCTGACATCCCTGATAACCCTTCCCCACCTGTGGCGGTTGTGTCGTTGAACAGCGTGTCTTACGATCAGGCTTTCAAGCAGGGTCTAGCCCTTTACAACTTCACCATCACTGTCATTGTGGGGCGCGTGTCAGAACGCACAGCACAGGCCAAGTTGAACGCTTACGCCTCCACTGGGGCGGGCGGGGTGAAGAACGCAATCCAGTCAGATAAGACTTTGGGGGGCGCAGCGTTCGATGTGAGGATGCAAGAATTGACTAACATCGGTGCGATAACATTAGGTGAGCAAAGTTATTTGGCAGCTGAGTTTTCGGTTGTCGTTTACGCAGAATAAGGAGATACCGTGGCGGTTTTCGCAGCTACAGATTTTGAAATTACCATTGACACTGTTGACTTCAGTGACAGCCTCGCTGCGGTCACATTGGACATCAGCAGGGAACAACTTGAGACCACCGCTTTCGGTGATGCAGCCCGCACCTACATTGCTGGATTGCAGGATGGTTCTGTGACCTTGAGTTTTCACCAAGATTTTGCGGCCTCGGCTGTCGATGAAACACTCCACGCGGCACTAGGCACTGAGATTGCTATTGTCATCAAGCCCACCTCTGCTGCTGTTGGTGCTGGAAATCCGTCTTATTCCTTTTCAGCTTTGTGCACACAAATAACTCCATTTTCGAGTAACGTGGGGGATTTGGCTACACAGGATGTGACTTTTCCGATTTCGGGAGCAGTTACCCGCGCCACAAGCTAGTTAGTGCTAAAGTTTGAGGTATGAACTTCAATCTTTTAGTAACTTTCCTTGATGGTACAAACCGTGAGGTCAGTGGCATTGCTGCTGACCTTGTGGCGTTTGAGGCGCACTTTGATTTGAGTGTGGCCCGTCTGAACGCTGACATGAAAATCACGCACTTGCTGTGGCTGGCGTGGCATGTTCTGAAGCGCACTGGTGAGAGCAAGCACACGTTTGATAAGTGGGTTGAGTCTGTGGAAGGCGTAGAGGCTTCTGACCCAAAAGCATAAAGGGGCTGGGTGAAACTTCCGCACATTGGATGATTGCCCAGATTGCGGTTGAGACTGGTATCAGCCCTAATGAGTTAGCTTCTCTGGATCCTCGGATGTTGTGGACTATTCAGCGCGCCCTCATTGCTAAGGGTAATCAGTCTAGGA